GCCTTTCTAGGAAATCACTTTCGCCTTTTCTTTTCGGGTGCCCTGTATCCCCATAGTCTAGGAGATACTCTTCCGTATCCAAAGTCAATTTTTTGAACCGATCCGGGTCCAAACTTATCATAGTACATATCAAAGATTTTAACTCTAGTTCCACGACATAAGTCTACATGAGTCTCACCATCCACACGATAAAGAATTAGATAAGCATCATTTGGTAAAGAAGGATCTTTTACTTGAGCAAGATTAGTACGTTCAAAAAGAATTTCACAACCGTAACGAGAAGAAGTTTCTTTTTTTTCTTCTGGAGTCCACTGCATAATTTCTTCCTCTACTACTACAGTTTTACTCACGAACGACCTCCCCATACAATTTCTGGGTATGCCTGAGAAACAAGTTCTTTTGTAATTTTATATTTCGTCTCAAGTTTTTTATCTTTTACCAAACACAGAATCTCTGCTTCTAAAGGATGAAGACCTTGTAGAACATTAATAAACATAGTTTCTCTACGAAGAGAACTCAGACTATCATTACCACCCTTAATAAAATTATAAAACTTTGAATATTCTTTGCGAATTGATGAAAAACCCTGATCTTGTGATCCAAGTGAATTGGAACCAAGTTCACTCATTTTCCCTACGGCATCATCAATCTTCTCACTCAGGGTTCCACTAAATGAACCTTGCTCTCCCACACTTGAATAAGGAACAATACCTACTGGAAGAGCAGATGTCAAACTTTCATCAAAGTTCCAGATAAAAATTGCCCTGAGTGATGGGTCATTATATTTTTGTAGAACTTCAACTTTTTTAATATTGGTTCTTTGCTTAGATACTAAATTCAGAACCTCAAAGGTAAAAGGATTTGCTGGCAAATCAATACTTACCGCTGGAGTTGTTTTTGCTTTTGTTTTTGTCGCTGTCATAATTGTTTAATATGTAATTATAATCTTAATGATATTTAGAGTTTATTCTTCTTCATCATCATCTTCATCATCAATACCATCAAAGTATCCTGGTTCAAATCTTACGGAAACGATTTCTTCGTCAATAAGATCGCCATCCTTATTATAAAACTCTGGATGATAGGCAATTTGCTTTGGTCCTTCCTGATGAGTCATCATATATTCTCTGCCGACCCAACCCAACATGAGACCCATTATAAAAAATAGTACGGTTAAGAATGAACCTATAACTAAACTAGTTGCCAACATTTTTTTCTCCTGGGAAACTACTCGACTTTCCTTGACTTTATCGAAAATTCAAGATAGATGGTTACTTCTCGTTTGAAGAATGAAATCATCTTCTCAAATATAAGATGAAAAAGTTTAGGTTGTTTTCTTTTTCCTCCAGTAAGTATAAGTTCTACACCACGGTTCGGTGTTATATCATTATTTATGTCTGACATTATACCATTTGCTGTTCCTTCAGAAACTTAACGGTGTCAGTGCAACCGCCCAATCTCTTGTCGTCACAAATAACCTGTGGAAATGTGGAATCTTCTCCAAACTCGGCATAGAACTCTTCTCTGGTGAAATCCTTATTAAGATTATACACCACAAAGTTATTTCCTGTCAACTCTAAAACTTGTTTAACTTTATAGCAGAAAGGACAATCATCCTTAGAATATATGGTAAAGTTCATAATTGTTTAATATCTGTAATAATTTATATAAGAAAAAAGAGGAGATTTCTCTCCTCCTATGATACCACCTTACCTTTCTCACCACAGAAAGGGTCTTCATTCCCAAAGATACAAGGAATGCTGAAGACCTTTATATTATAAGGGATTTTGAGTCAGGTGTCAAGTAGCAAAAATATTTACAAAGTCTTCTGGCAGATTACAAGACTCTGCAAGAGTTGTGAATTCGGCAATTAGTTCGGTTGGAACTGTGGTTGCGTTTTCAATTGCGGTCCAAGTATTCTCAAAATCTTGATAGTTTCCAGATTCAATAAGAAGTAGAGTTGCAGGAAGTGCCGTTGCGGCAACAGGTGCAATACTAATTAATTGTCCAACAAAGGTATTGAGTAGAACAGAAGCAACAGCAGATTGCTTAAATGTATTCCAATCAGGACTACCGGGTGGTTGTGGTTGAGGTTCTGGTGCAGGAATGGTTGCAACGATTGCATCCCATTCTTCTCTGGTAAGAATCTCAAGACCAGGATCAACTTCGGTGATTAGAGTATTATCTGGAACCGTTGAAAGGCAATAATCAACTCCACGATCATCAGTCAACCAATAACGAACATCCAATCCTGAAATATTTGAATGACTTTGTAGAGGACCATTTTGACCTGGTTCAGTTAGATATTCTCCATTACGAACCCAATAATGCTTTAAGTATTGCATTTCTCTAAACTTATAAGATCTTTGTATTATTTAGTTAACTCCATAAGTTTCTAAAAGTTCTTGATCTTCTTCTTCTTTTGTTCTTTCTCCTTTAACTCTAGCCCACGATACAATTGCCAATCTTCCAACTTCATTATGAATTTTAGTAACTTCCCGAACGCCGTGCAAATAGTTTTGATCTGATGGAAAACACACAAGTGTCCCTGCTTTTGGTGGAACTTCTATACCAAGTTCAGGGAACATAAAGTTTCCACCATCAAAATCTTTACCGTTTCCATCATTACAAAAAAGTACTATGGATAATGATCTGTCTGTTGATTTTCTCCAAATCTTATCACCATTTGGAGCAACCCAAATAGACCTACCATCAATATGAGGTGCATAATGACCTCCTACACCATACCTCAAAAATTGTGGAACTTCACTATCCCACACTTCAATACCATAAAAAGGATTAATAATGTTTCTTACAAGGTTCTTAAAAAGATCTTCAATCTTTGGAAACAAAGGACCAAACTCAATGATTTGTGTGTCTCTTATATTTTTATCAACAATCCAAGAAGTCTCACCTGTTTCATTGGTTTTGTCTGGGTCAAAGACTGATAGATCAGTTGTGCTTGAGTTTCTTGCGTGTTCTTGAAGTTCTTGTAGTGCTTCTTGTGTGAGGACTTGTGGTTCAATCAAGATGTTTGATAATAAATTCATAATGTTTAGTGTTGTTGTGAGTATTTATGAGGATCTTGCGTTGGTTGTTGCTGTCCCAAAAAAACTAGAATTTGTTAATGGACCTCTAATAGAAGCCAAAGATAAATCGTTAGAAAAATCTATTCTTTCCACTCTAGACGGATAATTTCCTCCTTGTTGTCCTGAACTAAACCAACCATAAGATTGATTACCAGTAGCAGCATTGGCATTTCTACCAAAATTAAAATTACCTCGCAATGATGCTAATGCAGTATCATTTGAATAATCTACTCTTTCTACAGAAGATATATTACTATATCCACCACCAAAATATCCAAAGTTAGAGTTTCCGGTTGCAGATATATTATATCTAGCTAAATTAAGTGTTCCTCTTACAAGAGCAGTTGCAGTATCGTTAGAATAATTTACTCTATCGACTCTAGAAATATCTCCAGAAATATAAGCAAAAAAGTCTGTAGAAGTACAACCACTGGTATTTCTAGTGGTTATCATTCTTCCTCTTTGTAAAGTTAATCCACTATCATTTGAAAAATCTAGACGAGTAAATAAACTAGTATTTGCAAAAACATATCCATAAAAATTATTTGAAAATCCTCCTCCTTGTTCTCCAGTAATGGTTATTAAAAATCTTGCATTTGAAGTATCATTTGAATAATCTATGCGGTCCATATTTGTACTACCTTGTCCTCCAGAAATATACCCAAAATTTTGATTTGATAGACCAACTGTCCATCTTCTTGCAATACTTAGAGGGCCTCTTGTCGATGCTATTGATGTATCATTAGAGTAATCTATGCGATTTATAATTGTGGTTACAGGTCCATTAGAACCACAAGCATTAAAATACCCATAAGACCCTAATACTCTCTTAAATGGCATATTGGAACTTAAAGTATTAGAATCATTAAATACTATCTGCTTCTGGAAGACCTCTGGAAGTGGATTGGTGAAGTAAATTGGAGCACCTCCGTATCCTAATGGAGAGGTTGCTGCACCAGAAGATTTAGCAACTGGTAGTGGTCCTCTCACCGATGCGATTGCAGTATCGTTTGAGTAGTTGATGCGGTCTGTTGTTGAGTAATAAATTGGTGATCCAGAAGGGGTAAATCCTCCACCAATATATCCAAAATTATTATTCCCAGTTACAGCAGAGGATCCTCTACCAGAACTCAATGGACCTCGTACCGATGATGTTTGTGTATCATTTGAATAATCTAAACGATCTACTGAAGATACTC